TGGGTGTATAGAGATCCACAAGGTAAAGTGGAGGTAGATAACGCAGCTAAACTATCATCATTAGATCAACAAGATGAAAAATTAATACAATTTAATACTTACGGAATTCCGTCAAAGAGCGATAGTCAGCTAACCGATGTAAAGGAACAGTTAAGCGAATACGGAAAAAATAGCGCAGTTCAATTAGCTAAGAATATGACAAGTCAGAAGTTGCCAAGCGATTTGATACAAGGCAAATTGGCTGCTACTTTTAATCCTGGTTCATTAGCTTCTTTTGCTGGAACTATTTTTGAAGCTAGCGTTGGCGCTTTATTGGGAGATAAGAGTTTCCAAGATTATAGCGAACAAGCTGTTACTTCAGCATTTGATTTAGATATTAGAGGCAACGATGCCATAAAAAAAGACTTTAAAATACCAAAAAATATTGAATATTTAGAAGTTAAAGGCTCTGATAGTCCTCCATTAATCAAGAGTATTGCTAAAAAAATATATCAAGTAACGGAGCTAAACAGGGCCGCAACATCTAAAACAAAAATAGGTGCTGGAAAAGGAGTGCCGCAACCGATTTATGATTTAAATAATTTAACGGTAGTTGAAGGAGTAGATCGAAAAACAAGAACCTTTAAAACCCAAAAAGACTTAGAAAATTATCTTGTTTCAAATTATACAAAAACTTATCATGTGCCTGCTCTTAATAGTCCAAGTATTGATAAAGGCTTATGGCCAACACTAGGACCAAGAACCAAAAAAGGAGCTGCTGGCTATATTCCAAACTTCGCTCAAGGTGGTCCATTAGAAGACGCCATTCAAAGAGAAATGGCCGCTGGATTAGACCCAAGCCAAATCCGCGTAACAAAAGATGGCAGATTAAAAAATTCCCGCAATCCAGATGGATTTGCGGTAATTAATACAAGAGATGAGCCAGATGGAAAAGTTCCAAATTTTGCCAAGAATGACGCAAAGATAAGAAAAGAAATATTAGGAAAAGGTACGGCTCAAGGTCCATTAATGCCGAAAGGATATCAAATTCCTCAAAACAGTGGTGGTTATGTATTTGATTATGGAGTTGGTTCTGCTCAAGCTGCTCCACCTGCCACAGTAAATTCAGCTGAACAAGACGCTGTTAATAAATCTATATTATCGACCAATAAATTATTGTTAGCTTTTAGCGGTTTGTCGATAGCGACCAACACTTTACAATCGACATTTAAAAATACTGATAGCGTTATTGCAAAAACTTTAACTGCTGTAACTCAAGTAGCTACAACTACAGCAGGATACGCTGGGATAGGTTCTCTTGCTGGCGAAACTTTTAAAGGAAACAAAGGAGCCTTGGGAAAAGTAGCTGGATATATGGGGCCAGCAGGAGCTGCAATAGGTGCGGGCATAGGAATTTATCAAGCACTTGACGAAATGATGAGTGCCCCAAGAATAGAACGAGAAACTCAAGCAAAAAAGAAAACAGAATCTTTAGCCGCTACAGGAACAGATGCTAGAGATAAATTCTCAATTTTAAAAGAAGATCAAGCGAGAATAGAAGCAAGGAGAAAAGAGTTAGAATCTGGGAAAGTTGATCGTAGTCAAAGACAAGCCGATAGGCTCAAGCAAAGCGGTCCTTATGGTGTTGGAGCTGCTTTACCAATGACGGAAAAAGAAAAAAAGGAAGAATTAGAAATTCTTGCTTTAGAAGCGGAGAGAAGCGCAAATCAACAAAAGCTTAGAGATATAAAAGCTGAAATTATTTTATCCGATAAAATACAAATAAGACAAGAAGAGAAAGCGGCAAAAGACCTTGTTAAAAGAGTCGCGTTAACTACTCAGTTAAATGGTTTAACGGAAGCTTTTGCTGATGGACAAAACAAGGCTTTAATCGAAAGAGCAAAAAGAGAAGCGAGTTTTATCAAAAATGCGGCTACTCTCAATAACTATCAAAAACAAGAAGAATCTAATAGATTAGATTTATTATCTATAGATGATAAAATTAGCGATTCAAAAAAATCAATATTAGAAAGCACAATAAAAGAGTTATCTAAAGCGTCTTTAGCGACAGGAGAACAAGAAGCTTTAGATATTTTAAGAAAAAAAATAGAAAGTGGACAACAAAATTTAAACATAGAAGAAGAGTTAAATAAATTAAACATAAAAGGTAATTCTGAAGCTGGAATCACTATTAAAAATGCTTTAACAGAAGTAAAAATAAAAGAAAATGGATTAAAAACAGAAAAGGATATTCTAAGAATTAAACAGCAATCTCAAATACAAGAGCAAATAAGAAACAAAAATAGTGAAATTGAATTGCGAGCAATAAGTGAAAGAGTTACATTTGAAAAACAACTTGAAAATCTAAAGAGAACAGGAGGCAGAGCCATCGAAGATCTTGATTTACAGGCCGGATCGAAATCTTTGCAAAATCAAATCTCAAAGCAACCTTTTGCTACAAGAGCACAACAATCGCAACTCGAAAGGTTTAATGCAGAAATAAGAAGAGAAACAGAATTAAGGTCTATAAATAGAACAGCGATAGACGCTGAAAGCGATTCATTTGAAAATTTAAAATCAAAATACACAGAGCAAATAAACCTTTTGAGTTTCCTTAGAGATGATCAAAAAAAGCAGATAAAAGAACAGCTAGCTTCAGCTAAAACAGCGGAAGATTTACAAAATATTTTTGCAAAAACAAACAGTTTTTTACCTGCCGTAAATAAAACCAAAAATCTTGGAAAAACTGGTGCAGCATTGAACGAAACTTCCCTGAAAAAAGAACAATTATATCTTTCAGAATTAAGTACGGCGGCAGAAATTTTAGGGAATGCAAATAAGTTAAGTGAGGAACAGGTAAAACAAATAAACAAAGAAAAAGAGAAGCAGCTTAAGCTAGTACAAGATATAATGACATTTGAATTAGCTCTTAGCAATTTAAGAGAAAAATCACCTGCTAGAGCTGGAGCGGTAAGAGCGATAGCGGATATTGGTAAAGAAACCGAGAGTTTTTCCGAAACATTTTCTTATAATACCACTATTGGTTTTAGAGATGGATTAAGAGATGCTCTTAGTGCTGCGGTAAGCGGAACAGACGATTTAAAAGGAGCACTTCAAGGCGTTGCTCAAGGATTCTTAAAAACAATGCAGCAAGCATTTTTACAGAACGCTTCTAATAACGTAATGCAGGGCTTGGCTAAAGCTTTGCCAAACTTTTTCCAAATGCCTGTGACGAAATCTCAAGGAGGTTATATTCAAAAATTTGCTAGCGGTGGTTTTGTAACTGGAGGTTCTGGAATTAGAGACGACGTTCCTGCAATGTTGAGTTCAGGCGAATACGTTATGCGTAAATCTGCCGTTCAAAAGTACGGGGCAGAGAATATGGCGAAAATGAATAGCGGCGGCATCTTTTTGCCCGGCGTTCGTGGAGGATCGGAAATTTCTGGATACGATCAATTATCTAAATTCGCCAATCAAACAACAACAAGCGGCGCTACTGACGTTTTAAAAGGAAGTAAATCAACAGCGTTCGCTAACCTTGAAGATCAAAGCGCAAGACTTTCTAGATTTGGATTGATGAACGAAGATACAATCAAAGGAGAAATTACAAGCGCTCAACAACAAGGTTTGGATATTATGGCTCAAAGAGAAGCTTACAGAACGCAGCAAAGAAAAGCTATGCAGAAGCAAATAATTAGTACTGTAGCAGCCGCTGCTTTGTCTTATGGAGCTGGAAAATTAGGATCAATGGGAGCTAATAAAGTGTCAGCCCAAGGAATAAAATCTTCTGGCGTAGCGTCTATGTCTTCAAAATTAGGAATTTACGGTGGAGCTGGGCCTATGTCTTTGGGGTCTTTTACGTCCAGCGTTCAACCCAAATTCTCTCCTTTAAGAAACGCTTACGGCGGAATGATTCGCGGCTTTAACAACGGCGGCGGACCAACAGATGATATTCCAGCTCTTTTAATGGGCGGCGAATATGTTATGGATCGCGGAACTGTTCGCAAGTACGGTAAACAATATTTAGATTCAATGAATTCTGGCCGCGCCAAATTCGCAGAAGGTGGATACGCTGGAGCGGAAACAGAAACAACAACAGAATCAAATGATTCAAAAGCCAAAGTTGACGCAACAACAGGAACAGCGGTTAATATTAGTATCAATGTTTCTGGCAGCAGTTCATCTACTGAGTCACAAGGTCAAACATCACAAGGTGGCGTAGATTATAAGAAGATGGGCGAACGGATTAAGGCTGTAGTGCTTGAAACCATTAACGAAGAAAAACGTTTAGGAGGAGCACTCAGAACTAGATAATGAAGTCATCAGTATCAAACTACGAAAATAGTTTATACATTAGTGGCGTCAAAGTATTTGGCGTCAATAGTGTTAATTTTGGCTACTCACTTCCTGTTGATCATGTCAATGTAATTGGGTATTCAAAGTTTAAAACATTTACTTCTAATCCGCCGCAATCAACATTAAGCGTTCAAAAGTATTTGTCGCCTTCTGATTTCTTTTTAAATTTTACTGGATTAACTCCTGTAAGCGGAAATGTAAATTATAATGGAAAGAATTTTGGCTTTGAGTCTGCTTATTTGTCATCGTATTCTGTTGCTTGTTCTGTTGGTAATTTCCCAAATCTTAGCGCGAGTTTTTCTATATTTGGACAAGTTGGTTCTGGAGTCGGTTCAACTGGAGCCTCAGAAACTGGCAAACTATCAGTTATAAGACCAAACGATATTACTATAGAGTGTGATGGTAGCGGTACTAATAGAATTGAATCATTTACTTATTCAGTAGAATGCAAAAGAGAACCTTACTATCATCCAACTGGCAGTTTGCCAACTGAAGTATCTACTATAAAGCCTTTTAAAGTTAATGCGGAATTTACTATTGCAGTAGATGACTATCAATCGAAAAGAGTTCTTGATTATATAGTTGACTCTAATAAACGCCGAATTAAAATAAATGTAGGATCATTAGCCTCATTTACAATGGAGAACATGGAATTAATTAGTGAATCATTAAACTCATCCGCAACTGATGATTTAGTGATAACTCTTAGTTATCAAGGATTTATCTAATGTCTTTCTTTTATGACAGAGATCAAAACGTAACTGGTTCTATTCCAGCGTCGTTAGCGTTTACGCCTTCTTATGGAATGTCTGTTAGTTTTTCTGCTGAATTAGCGTCTTACACTACAACGGATAACTATATGCACGTTATGCCAAAAGGTTTAAATCATTTGCAAATGGAAATGAATATGCAGTTTGAAAATAAAAAGCAAGAAGATGCGCGCAAGATTGCTGGATATTTTGAATCGTTAAATGGAACTGGATATTTTCAATATACTGACGCGGCTCAAATATATAAGCCGATCAATATGTTCTGTTCAAATATAGATAATTCTTTTAATGAGAATGATCTTCATACAGTTAATGTTTCTTTGAGTTCGGACCAATCATCAAGTTTATTAAATTGGTCTGCGCCATTTATTACAGGAAGTTCTTTAAAAGGAAATTATTCTACTGGAGTAGCGTATAGTAAATATGACGTTGTTAGAAACACAGGAGTTAATGCTAACAATATGTATGATTCTTTTTACTATGTTACAGGAGACATTTCCACAGGACAAAATACAGGAATAAGTGATTCAAGATTTAGCAAAGAGTTCTTTTTTCAGCCAACTTATCCTACACAAACAACAAAAGAAACTTCAGTGGTGAAAACCGAAATGCCGTACTCGTTCACAAAAAGAACTGATTTTGGGCTTCATGCTAATGTTTTAAAATCATTAAAATTAGATTTCAAAGGTGTATCTGACGCTGAAGCAAGATGTATTCTTCACTTCTTGATTGGCAAACAAGGATTCAGAAAGTTCCAATATAAATTTCCAAAGATATACAATCAGAACAAATTCTTTTACGCTCCTGAATGGAGTCATACTTTTGTTTATAAAAACGTTAATGATATTTCGGTTTCAATGATAGAAGATCCATTAGGAGCAAGAAAGGTTTACTAATGAGAAAACTAATTTCATACGAAATGCAGGAAATGTTTGTTGGTTCAGAAGGAGCTTTTGAACCATCAAAAAATACTGGACAATACATTTCTCGTTTAGACTTTATCCAAAATTACGGATTTAACTTTAACGTAAATCGTCAGCCTTTAAAACAAATTGGCTCGTCCGCTTTTGCCTCTCGTGAAAGTCAACTTGCGCCAGATGTTTCTTTAAGTCTGAGTTATCTTCTTAATGATGGATGGAATGAAAAGCATTTAGGGTTAGATGTATCTAATTCGTCTTACTCAAATCCACTATCAACAGTATTTTCTAGTACAGGAGATAGAAACTTTTACGTCTTGATAGCGCAAGATCAGAGAAAAGATGCTTTGGCAGCAACAAGCGCAGACGGATTTAATGTGTTAGGGATAGGTAACGCTTTTATTGGCTCTTATTCTATGCAAGTTGCGGTAAATAACTTAGCTACAGTATCATGCGAATTTGTTGGAGCTAATGCGTCAATATCTAATTACTCTGCTGAAAATTATCTTCCTTCGGTAAATACAGCGTCATCTGGTCAAGCTGCAACAGGAAAGTTTGGAATAGATTTTTACGATAACTCAAGATCAAGCAGAGTTGCTACAGGATTCAAAGGAATCTTTGATAATGGATGCTATTATGCTGGAGCCTCTATATCTGCTGAAGCTGTTTATGGAGGAAGCGGA